TGGATCAGAAAATTGCGACTGGCCGGTTTTGGGGGTGGAGCAGACCCTGGCGGAAAGTCTCCTAAAATGGACGCGTTCCCGATAGCCGTCATTGCCCATGAAAAAGTCATCAGGCCGTTTTGGGCACCCTGCCGTCACCGGCCAAGCCAATTTCGTTGCCATAAACCGGCCATCCGAGACGGACTTCAACGCATGCTGTACGATTGTGCTTAGCCTCGATATACACTCTATCGAGGTTAGGTGGGCAGGGCTGATCCCTTGCCTGCCGATCCCTGCAAGGTTGGGCGTATGCCCGTTTCTCATTTTTGGTTGAAGGAAAAAGTTACATGGCAACTGGTACAGTAAAGTGGTTCAACGACGCTAAGGGCTTTGGCTTCATCACCCCGGATGCAGGTGGTGATGATTTGTTTGCGCACTTCTCCGAAATCCAAGGCGGAGGCTTCAAGTCGCTGAAGGAAGGCCAAAAGGTAGGTTACGAGGAAAAGATGGGACCCAAGGGCAAGCAGGCATCCACCATTCAGCCCCTGTAACGAATCGAAGATAATCGACCGCAGGCAGACTGCGGTCGATGTACTTCATGAGAGATATGCGCATGGCTCGACGTAACCATCACAATGTCTATGTGATCGAGCTGTCGAAAGACGTTCTTAACGAAGGTCGTTTCAAGAGATGCAATCCCGGATACATCACGGGAAAACCATGCGTTTACGTGGGCATGACCGGACTGGATCCAGACGAGCGGTTCGATAAACATAAGGCCGGCATACAAGCCAACCGGTACGTACAAGAGTATGGCCTGCACCTACTGCCTGAAATCTACGAGGCCTATAACCCGATGACCTACGACGCGGCGCGCGACATGGAGGTGGAGTTGGCGATAGATCTGCGTGAAGGTGGGTACGGTGTTTGGCAGGCGTAACTACCGTGATGCCGAGGGATACATCTCGCGAGGGCTGCAAAAATGAATTTTGAAAACTGGATGCAGCACCGAGGACTTTCTCAGTCGTCTGTGATGAAGTATGAAGGTGCGATCAGCGGCGCATTGTCCGAATGGGCAATGGACAATGGCCTACTATCTGGCCCGCTGACGTCAATTACTAGTCGCGCACACTTCGAGGCAATTGCCGAAATAATCCGCGCATTGCCGATATACCAAGAGCGGAATGAGCGCGGCCACAGCATGTACAACAGCGCGCTGAATCAGTTCGCAAATTATCTTTCTGAAGGCTACGAAAGTGACATAGAGGCCGACGTCGATTCCATCATGGCTGACCCCTTGATTGGAGAAACAGAAAAGACCAGCCTCATCAAGTCAAGAATCGGCCAAGGTACGTTTAGGCAAAAGTTGGTGGCCTACTGGCGTGGATGCTCGGTCACTGGATACTCGGACACCAACCTCCTTGTTGCCTCACATATCAAGCCGTGGAGCGCGTCGAGTAATGCGGAGCGACTGGACGTGTTCAACGGTCTCCTGCTTGTCCCGAATCTCGACCGAGCGTTTGATGCGGGTCTGATCACATTTGAAGACGACGGTGAAATTGGATTGTCCCCCCAGCTTACGGACCCAAGCCAGCTCGGCATTACTCCGAATCTACGTGCTGCGTTGGCACCAGAACATAAGCCTTTTATGGCATTTCACCGCACAGCGGTTTTCCGCGCAACGTAACGCCAGTTCCGGCTGCAGATCAAAGTCAATATGCGCTCAACTCGTGCAACCGCTGCCGTAGCCCGTCTCAACTCGCGCAGTGAAGGACGCCATTACATAATGGCCATCACCGGAACGGGTCAATTAAAGCTCAGCGAACGGATTGATGGGGGCGACAAACAAGTATCTGAGCCACTGTCGCTAGATGACTTTATTCGCCTTGTCGATTCCATGGGTCCTCAGAAAGTTGCTCGCATCACCAAAAGCGAAGCCGCCTTCATAAAGCAGTTGGTCAAGAAAGGTGCCCTGTAATCACTGAACGCACGAGTCAACCTGCCAGAGCAGGTACGATTTCTGAGCCGCCCACTCCACAGGGAACGGACACATCAAATCCTTGAGCGTCAGGTACGCCGGCTGACGGCCATCCAGAATGGCATCCACGATATCCGGTGCCAGCGTGCCGACCCGGATGATCCGGCTGATGAATGACGGACTAATGCGCTCGGCCTTGGCGATTTCGTCCAGGCAACTGTAGGTGCCGTTTTCCAACAACTTCTGCCACCGGAACGCCCGGGCAATCGCCTTGACCATCGCATTGTCGATTGTGGCAGCGGGACTAGGGTGACCATGGGATCCGTCCGGCAACACGATGACTTTGCGTCCACCGCGCTTCTTGAAGGTCATCGGAATCTCGATCGAGATGACTTCACAGGCCATCACGCAGCCTTCTTGAGCTCGGGCTCAGCGAGAACTGACTGAACCAGATCCTTCATGCCGTCAGTCTTCATGTCGATTCGTATTCCGGTGGGACTGACCACCACACGGTCAACCAACACATGGGTGATTCTTGCCTGCTCGGCGGGGAACAATTCTTCCCAAACGGACTCGATCGACTGCAGGGTCTGAATAGTCTGATTCTCGTCGGTCTCGGGTGCCAGTTTCTGGACTTCACGCACAGCCTGGGCGATCACCTCCGGAGCCAACAGAATCTTGCGAACCTGATCGACGACCTTGGCATCAATGTCACCGGCAGCAACGCGTGTGACTTCACAGGCATCCCGTCCGATCTTCATCGTGGCCGTGTTGACGTAGTACCGGTAGTACCTGCTGCCCTTCTTGGTATGGCCCGGAGTCATGGCATTCCCATCGCTGGCGAAGATCAGCCCTTTCAGGAGTGCTGGTGCATTGCTGGGGCGGTTGATCCGGGCACGCTGCGCGACGTCGTTTCGGGCGAGCATCTCCTGAACCTGGTTCCAGATGCTCTTATCGAGGATGGCTTCGTGCTCGCCGGGGAAGTGTTTGCCTTTGTAGGCCGCGATACCGATCACGACAGGATTCTTGAAGAGTTTGTACAGCCAGCCTTTATCGACCAGTTTGCCCTGACGATCTTTTTCCTTGATGGTGGTCCACGATTTGGTCATGACACCTTCAGCGCGCAGTTGCTTGACCAGCACGGTCACCGAGCCGATGGCGATAAAGCCCTCGAAAATCCGCCGTACCAGTTTGGCCTCCGCAGGATTTGGTACCAGCTTGCGCTCGACCACGTCATAGCCCAGCGGCGGCATCCCGCCCATCCAGATTCCCTTGGCGCGGCTGGCCGCGATCTTGTCACGTACCCGCTCACCGGCGAGTTCTCTTTCAAACTGGCCGAAGCTGAGCAGAATGTTGAGAGTTAGCCGCCCCATTGATGTCGTCGTGTTGAACGACTGCGTTATCGAGACGAATGTCACGCCATGCTCATCGAACAACCTCACCAAACCAACGAAATCAGCCAGCGAACGAGAAATGCGATCGATTTTGTAACACACCACGCAGTCGATTAACCCATCCCTTATGTCATTGAGTAACTTCTGCAAAGCAGGCCGGTTGATATTTCCCCCTGAGAAGCCCCCGTCGTTGTAATCGCTTTGTATAGCGATCCAACCTTCTCCTCGCTGGGCAAGGATGTACGATTGACACGCTTCGCGCTGGGCGTCGAGCGAATTGAAATCTTGGTCCAAACCTTCGGACGTACTTTTGCGGGTGTAGATTGCACAACGCAACTTTTTGACAATATCGCTCATGCCAGCCCTCCGGCTTTCTTGAGTCCGAAGAAAGCCCATCCATTCCAGACCGTGCCGGTGATCTCACGGGCGATACTCGACAACGATTTGTAACTGCGGCCGTTGTACTCGAAGTAGTCAGGCTGCACGATGACCTCGTGATCGCTTCCCTTCCATTCCCGAATCAACCGGGTACCGGCGAGGGGCCGGTTATCTATACGGCGGCTGCGTACGCGCTGTTTGCCGCCATCGAGTTGGTCGCCAAGCTCTTCCAGTCGCCTGACCGTGCTGACCTTGAGGCCACCATAGGCCAGTTCCTGCAGCCGGTAGGCCAGGCGGTTTTCCAGAAAACGGCGGTTGTAGGCTGGCGGCTCCGTGCTGTACAGGTCACGCCAGAGTTGCTTGAGTTCCAGAATCGGGGTGGTTTTGAGAGCGACGATACGGCTGATTACAGAGTTTGTCATGGAGTCACCTTGGTAGTCGGGGCACCACCATGAACGCTCTGTTCGGTACGACTATCAAGTTCTTTCTGGCGCTGGTGCAGGCGGACGACGCCGTGAGCCAAAATCAAGCCGATGGTGCGAATAGGTGTGACACCAATTGCACTATCCGACCAGGGAAGCTTATGTGTTTTGCAGACTTCGTCTGTACCGAATAGAGAATTCGCACTGCTCGTCATGGTTGCCAAAATGCATTACTAAACAACCATAATCATATTGATCACGAGTTGAAGTCGCATCCCAAGATGTCGTAGCCTGTCGTACTGGCCGACAATAGCCGTTGACATTTTTGGAAAGGGACTTGGGATGAGTGTTGACTCCGATGCGTTCAAAAGTTGGGCTTCTGCGTTTGAAAAGCGCAAGTCATTCTTCTTTGACTTGAAATTTGAAAATGACGACGGGGATTGCCCGCGATTGGTCGCTGATGTACTTGGTGACAAAGCCCTATTGGATACAAAGCTCGCGCCAGAATTGCTGAAGCGGAATCTGCTCTACGCATGCTTTCAAGCTGAGCACGCTATGACGCTTGGCGCGGATTCGACTCACAAACTACGTCAAGAATTCAGTACTGGGTACTCAACTCTTGGTGAGTTAGAGTCATCGCTGTTTGCATTCACCGACCTTCTGGATAAACACCCGGAAGTAATCATCGCCGCGTTGAGGTATCTCGATGGCCCATTGAATAAGGCCGACAGACCCGCTTGGCGGTATGAACCAAACCTTGATCCACTCGCTACTCTCGCAGTACTAAAGCCAGCAATAAAAAAGATTGCTAGGTCTTATCGGTTAAGCGCGAACAACAAGGATCCGAACTTCACGGATTCAACTTTGGATTGCCGCGCTGGTCCGTTTATGTTTTACAACCGAAAAGAAAACCGAGGCCACTCGTCAGGCACCCCTCGCTCGTACGGCGGTCTCGTCGAGGATGGTTTGCTATTCCATCTCACCTATTTGTTCAGGTTTTTTACCGGAGGCACTGGTGTGACGCCAATACCGCTAAAACTAGATGCAAATGACGTGGTGGTAGTTGAGGGGCCCATGATAAAGAAAGGGTCACCTCATGCTGAAATCGTATCGTTTCTATTTAATGCGACATTCAGAAAGAGATACCAGGAGGCGATCAATGGTCGTGACGTTGCAGATCGATTGAAGTCCCTAAGTAAGCAGTCAAAGTCCGGTAACGTGACCAAGGATTTTGACAAAACAATGAACCCGAAGCGCCCAGACTACTTATGGAACTGCCTTGAATTCGTTGGGTGGCCGCCCGTCGAATAGCGCATGTAGCGAAACGACACATCGTGAAAGGAGCTATCTACCCCTGAATTTAAGTTCAGACACACCCGCTAACCCATTTTTACAGTCCTACCTGAGCTGAACGAGACGCATTGGTTCGTTTCGCAGCCTACTAGAACGGAGAACGGGATATGTCTGCAATTAAGATCACACACGCCCTAGCAACACAACGCCGCGTCCTATCGGGTTCCGAAGTCGCACAGCGTTTAGGTGTCGCACTTGCTACGGTAGAAAAATGGCGTCAACAAGGAATCGGCCCAGTTTTTATGAAACTGTCTGCCAGAGTTGTCTACCCGATTGAGCTCCTTGAGGAATTTGAGCGCGACTCACTTCGCAAGTCAACCTCGGAAAAGGCGTAAGGGGAGACGATGATGAAAACCATATCGCCAACCGTCCACTGCACCGAAGTCATGCCCGCTGAAGGTTATTGCTCTTACGATGACATTGATAACGGCCTGATTTACTCTCGTCTTGAGCACCTAGCGAAAGATCAAGAACAACTCGGCTGTGATGCAATTTCTGTCCAACTATTGCTCACTGCTGTTGCCGTAGTTGGAGCTCATGCTAAGACTTACGGGAACCGCGTTTGCTTCGGCCTTGATACGGGGATTCTAAAAAAACTAGAAACGTCCCACGATGAACTGTTACCAGCACTACTTGCAATGCATTCAGCTGGTTGCATTTCGACTAAGAGCACTGGTGATGGTAGCTGGGCATTCCTCAAGTTGTCCTCCCGCGTTGCTTATCCGATCGAGGCTGTTGAAGCTTTCGAGCGGGAAAGCCTTCGCAAGTCGACGTCTGAAAAAGCCTGAGGAGGATGGTCATGAAATCGAAATCACAACATTCGACACATGGCTGCGTCGCCGATTCAGTCATTGAGAAGGGCTACGGATTCTGTGAGTGTGACGACGGCCATAAAGCCAAGCAGATTCAAGATGGGACATGTTGGGTTGCAGAAGTAGCACTTTGCTATTGCCATCAATCTTCTGACAAGCCAAGTTTCATGAATTACCTTTGCCTGGGCAAAGATGATCTTCCCTATTTGTCCTATGACTTCTTGATCACTGATCATGATGACCCATTCCGCTGGATTAGAAAAATAATCCGTTTCGTCGATGAGGACGCATCGGATGGATCTTGGTCATATTCTGACGAGTATAGGCAGTTGATTGACGCTGCAGCAAATACTTTCAGTTGGGATAGATCAGAGAAAGCGGAAGATCTCAGGGCCAATCCAGTTTATGAACAAATTACTGGAATGTACTTCGTCACTCAGACCTTTGTTCCAATCGAGATTGGGCTTGATAGCAAGACTGGATACAACTACGTCAAGCACATCATCGGTCCTGATGATCCAAGATATATAGAGATGATGGGGTTGGGTGGGGTGGCCCTACCCGGCACTGGCATAGACGGAAAACACCAACCGCCACCTCGAGTCTGCAACGCAGGCTAGATCGAAATATTCATCCGTTCCATTCAGCAGGGCTTTCAAGCTCTTGGGCTCTGCTCATCCATTTTTATGGAGTGCATTATGTCAAAACCAACAAATAACATTCTGAAAGCTGTTTCGAATCTATACCCGATTTCGTACAATTTCCTGCCACTTTCATCAGGTCGCCATTGTCGCAGTACAGATCTAGATAAGGTCGACTCTCTTGATCGGTTTCTCAACTATGTGGATCGATATCGTGCTGCAAAAATCGGGCCGTTGTCACGGAAAGGTCTGCAAGCAGTCGCTCTAGTCGCCAGTTCCTTCGAAGGTAGCAGTAACAAACGATTCGCACTGATATCGGAAAAAATCCTCCGCCGGCATCGCACCACAATACATGAGCAACTTCCCGCTCTGGAATTGATGGAAGACGCTGGGTTGATTCAACTGTCGATCGACAGTGACGGGTGCTACATCATCTTCAACAAAGTCAAACCAATCGACAGTCCATCAACGGAACCTTTGGTGACCAAGATTGTGACAGAAGATATGCGCGCGAATGGCATTCCGGCTGGCAGCATCGTACAGGCCGAAGCGATGATCGTCTTTGGAAACCACGGCAACCACCAATTCGGCCAGTACGCGCACTTTGCCAATACGATTCTTGATGACCAAGACATCTATTTTTCTTTGGACTTTGTGATCACGCAGGGGCCGTCTGCTGGGCAGTTTGTTTCCCAAGACTACAAGATTGGGATCAAGGGCGATGACCCGCACCTAGACGGAGAACGCCCTGAATTTCGTCAAATTGCCAACTCAGCGCTCAATCTCTTTCCTTGGGATAGTTCGCAGGCTGCTGAGGAAATGCGCGATCTACTCTCTGTCGATGTTGAGGGACCTTTTTGGAATCTGCAAGAGCATCACCTGGTCATTGAAATCGGCGCCACTTCGGACGTTGGGGGTGGCAACACGATGGGCAGGATCATTGAGCCAAACCATCCTGGCTACTTGGCCGCGATGGGTCTGGGGAGTGGAATACAGGCAGGTAGGGGCGTCTTTGGAGAGCATAACCCGCCTGCCTCCCCCCAGCAGATGATCCCTTTGGGGAAGCCGACATGATCTTTCTCAATTCGCACATTGGTTCTCGGGTAGAACACCTCAGAGCGCCAATCCGCGGGCATGGTCCGCCGCGATAGACCTGCATTTAACAAAACCTAGCTTCGGCTAGGTAAAACCCAACCAAATTACAGAAGTCCGGTACGCCGGGCTAGGGACTCTTTTGTCCAAAATCATAGGAGCGCTAAAAAATGAGTATCAAGATTATCAAGAAAAGTGTTGCGATTGACCAACCCAACCCTTCACAGGTAGATGTACTGAAACTTGTTGGTCTTGCAGCAAACGATGAAGCACCACACGAGATCAAGCAACCCTCGGTAAGCGAGACCGCCCTTCTGTTACTGGGAATAGGAATTCAGTGCATTCCTGTCGGGTACAAGACTAAGTCACCAACGATACCAGGCTGGCCGAAGCTGAAGATCATGACCGAGGAGGTTCAGAAGCATTTCGGTGGCCAGACCAATATCGGTGTATTGAACGGCACACCTTCCAACAACCTCGTTGATATCGACATCGACAGTCCTGACTGCAAGCCGTTTCTAAAGTGGCTGCAAGAAACCGCCATGGTTAGTGGTCGGGAAGGGAATCCACGTTCGCACTATTTCTTCAGGACCACTGATCCATGCAAAACACATCAGCTCAAAGACGACAAAGGGGAAATGCTCATTGAAGTACGAAGCACCGGGAGTCAAACGATCATTCCGCCTAGCGTCCACCCTGAGGGAGGTAACTACTACTGGGAGTCATTCGGCCCCCCTGGGCCAGCGTCGAGCGTACAACTTCTTGAAGTTGCGTCCAAGATTGCAGCAGCAGCTGTCATCAGTCGCTACTGGAATAAGGGAGCCCGACACAAATTGGCACTCGCACTTTCAGGCGCATTGCTGCGCCACGGTTGGTCGGTTGAGAATGCGATCGACTTTATTCGGACCATTGCGATGGCTGCCGGCGATACAGATGTCGATGATCGCATCAAATGTGTAACGACCACGGCGGAGCAGTTGGCAATCGGCAACAAAGTTACGGGTATTCCTACCCTGGCGGCGCATCTGGGCAAGGACGCCAGCACGCTGGTTACAGCCTGGCTCAAGTTGCATGGCACGGCGAGCGAAGGGGCGCACGAAACTCTTGTTGGGTTTCTCAACCAAACCTACGCGGTAGTTCTGTTTGGCGGCCAGACCTACGTGCTTCGAGAGTTCATTGATTACAGGGAGCGCCACGACATCGAACTCTTCAAGCCGGGGGAGTTGAGAACCCTTCATGCCAACGATCGCGTCATCACCGTCGATCTTCTCGGTCGACCCAAGGATGTCTGCGTAGTTGATGTTTGGCTCAAGCATCCATCACGTCGTCTGTACATGGGGATCGTATTCGCACCGATGGGGGCGCCGAGTCAGTACTACAACCTGTTCAAGGGGTTCTCAGTGGCACCTGTAGCGGGTGACTGCAGCCTTTACCTCGCCCATTTGCTCGCCAATATCTGCCAGGGCAACCAAGCCTATTTTGATTATCTGCTTAATTGGATGGCGCATACGATCCAGCGCCCGGAGGAACTTCCCGGCATTGCGATCGTATTCCGTGGCCAGCAGGGAACAGGCAAAGGTGTTGCCACGGAAGAATTCGGCCGGTTGCTTGAGCCGCACTTTATTGCGCTGACGAGTATGGAGCAGTTGGTTGGGCGATTCACCGGGCATCTGAAGGATCGCCTGCTGGTCTACGCCAACGAGGCACTCTGGGGCGGCAACAAGTCTGCTGAAGGTGCCCTCAAGGCCATGATCACTGACCCCAATGCATCAGTGGAGCAGAAGTTCAAGGACACAGTTCGTATTGAGAACTTCAAGCGAATCATGATTTCATCAAACGAGGACTGGGCCGTTCCGGTTGCAAAAGATGACCGCCGCTTCTTTGTCCTTAACGTGGGCAATGCCCGCAAGGAAGATACCGCTTACTTCAAGGCCATCATCGACCAGATGAACAACGGCGGGTCAGAAGCTCTGATGCACGCGCTAGTGAATCGTGACCTCAGTAACTTCGATGTACGTAAACCGCCGCAAACTCCTTTCAACTTCGACCTCAAGTTACTGTCGATGGATACGGGGGACCAATTCATTTATGAACTGCTACGCAAGAGTTCCGATGAGGATTGGGAAACAACGGTCCAAAAAAGAGTCATGCATACCGAGTACCTCGATTGGTGCAAGGACCACGGCAAGACCCACAAACAGACGGCCTCGACCTTTGGCAAGAACCTGAAGAAGCTAATACCCAGTGTTGATCTTGAAAAAAAGGAAACCGTAGGTACGGGTGAGGGAAAGACCAAACGGTTTCCGCTGTACGTATTCCCCGAGTTATCTGTGTGCCGAACTGAATTTGAGTTGGCATGCAAGGCTGACGGGAGTATCTGGTCAATGTAATGGCAGGCCACTGTCAGGGGCTGAAAAATGTCCCCTGACGCTGGAAAGCCTCACCACGACAGGGTTTCAGCGATATGGCAGGGGAGGCAGGGTAAAAATGAAGGAAATTGAAATAACTGAATTCGGTAACAACGGCTACTGCACGAGGGTGACTGGTTGCATTTTTCAAACGTATGTCTTGCAACACTAACTTTTGGACTATTTCAATTTTCAGATTCTTGCCCTGCCACCCATGCCTGCCCTACCTTTTACGATAAATCAGTTAGTTACGAATAAACATACCCTGCCACTCCTATGCCGTTTTGGGTGAATTGTCCGGGGACTCAGTTATTAATTCGTGGAGCATCAAAATGAACACAAATTCCCTATCGCAGTATTGGACTCCGGAAAACGTAGCCGCACGCTTCAAAGATTCAGCACGAACAGAACGTGCCTTACCCCCTTGTCGTGTGCAGGGCTACGTCAACATCTGGCCAGCCATCATCCGGCAGTCTTGGGAAGCTCAGGATGCTGATGACCATCGCACAACAAGATTTCCACCTACTGGCAAGGCCGTCGATGCGATGCTTGAAACCATGAAATGGATACTGGTGCTGGACGAACAAGATCGGCATGTCGTCTGGTGCTATGCACAAGGAGTCCCGAGAAAGGTTATTGCCAACAAACTTGGCATTGGGCGCACAACACTGCATCGGAGGCATGCATCTGCCCTACAGCGAATTGCAGATCATCTCAATGACCAGCGGGCGGCTGCGTGAAGCAGCGCACATGTGCGTACGCAGTAGTAACAGTGAGGGCTAGAGCGTATGCATCTTGTATTTCACTGTGGAACAGTACCTCGTATTTAGTGTATCGTTTCACCTAGACTCGAGACAGCACTACGGAGGAGTATTGCAGCCCCAGATGAGCGGTGCAACTAAGTGCATTGCATTATTCTTGGGTCCTTCCTCGCCAATAAGCTATACGGGGGGCAACGCCCCGACGCTGCAATAGCGTGACCCCATAAAACCGGGTTCGCGGACCACTCAGGTTCGCATCCGAGCAGCACACTCAAGCCCACGCCAGTCGTGGGTTTTTGCATTTCAGCAGCCTGCGTACCCCACCAGTATGGGTTCGCACTTTGCATCATTGCCACATGACCAGTCGGGTTCGCACCCGATTCCAGCAAGAAGAACCTCAAGCCGCCTTCGGGTGGCTTCTTTATTTGGAGTATCGACATGAAATCTAAGTGCGACAAGGCCAGGCAACCACAGAATTTCTCCCGTCGAGAAATTGCCGACCTCAAGACTGCCCTTCACCGGATTCTTCAACCCAGCCACAAAGGTACATATTGGGTTCGGCTCGATGCCAACGTCGGACAAAAATTTCCCCTCATTGCTGAACGCATGCTTGACCTGATTGAACAGCACTATCCGTCAGACCCTCAACCACGGTGCGAACACTGCTCTGGCTGCCATGAACCACAGCAACCCTATCGGTATAGGGACTACCATGACTGAGCCACTGTCGATCACTTACGTCTCGATTGATTCCCTGACTCCCTACGCCAGAAACTCACGGACCCACTCGGCGCAACAGGTCACCCAGATCGCCGCCAGTCTCGTTGAGTTTGGCTGGACGACGCCAGTATCCGTGGATGGCACCAAGGGAATTATCGCTGGGCACGCCAGAGTGATGGCCGCGAAACAGCTGGGCATGACGGAAGTACCCGTCGTCGAACTGGGCCACCTGTCGGAAGTACAGAAACGGGCCTACGTCATTGCCGACAATCAACTGGCACTGCAGGCCGGGTGGGACGAAGAATTGCTCCACCTCGAACTTTCCGACTTACAGGATGCCGACTTCGATCTATCGCTGCTGGGCTTTGGTGACGACGAGTTGGCTGACCTTCTCGCCGGTCTTGAAACAACGAACGAAGGCGAGACCGAGGAAGATGAAGTTCCCGCGACACTAGAACAGCCTGTGTCAAAGCTCGGCGATGTTTGGCTGTGTGGCAACCACCGCGTTCTGTGTGGCGACGCCACCGATTCCAACTGTTATGCCGTACTTATGGCCGGTCACAAGGCTCACGTGTGTTTCACCGACCCGCCATACAACGTGGATTACGCCAATAACGCCAAGGACAAACTGCGTGGCACGGACCGACCGATCCTCAACGACGATTTGGGTGACGAGTTCGGTTCGTTTTTGCAAGCTGCCTTGGCACCCATGCTGGAGCATTGCGCGGGCAGTTTTTACATCGCCATGTCGTCGAGTGAGTTGGATACGCTGCAGTCGGCATTTCGCTCCGCAGGAGGACACTTTTCAACATTCATCATCTGGGCAAAGAACACCTTTACCCTGGGCCGAGCCGACTACCAACGCCAGTACGAGCCCATTCTTTATGGGTGGCCTGAAGGGACCACTCGCCATTGGTGTGGTGACCGTGACCAGGGCGATGTATGGAATATCAAGAAGCCACACAAGAACGATCTGCACCCGACCATGAAGCCGGTGGAGCTGGTCGAACGTGCCCTGCGTAACTCCAGCCACCCCGGCGACCTCGTGCTGGACCCCTTCGGTGGGTCGGGTACGACGCTAATTGCCGCTGAGAAATCAGGGCGCATAGCCCGATTAGTGGAACTTGAGCCCAAATACGTCGACGTGATCGTTCGCCGTTGGCAAGACTGGACCGGCAAACAAGCCACACGAGAATCCGATGGTGTCGCATTTGTTGACCTTGTCGCCGATGATCAGGAGGTAGCAAATCTCGTTGGCCTGTGACCAATCCCTTCGTGCGTGGCACAATTCGGACTCGTCCAATTACTCGGGGTTAGTCACAATGAACAAATCAGAATTGATCGAGGCACTCGCCGAACGTGCTGAACTGACTAAAGCGCAAGCAGGCAAATCGGTAGATGCGCTGGTTGAGATCATCACCACCGCCCTGGCCAAAGGCGAGTCGGTAGCACTGATCGGTTTTGGTACGTTCAAGCAAACGGTACGTGCTGCTCGTGAGGGACGTAATCCGGCCACCGGTGCGAAGCTGAAAATCGCTGCCGCCAAATTGCCAAAATTCTCTGCCGGCGCTGCCTTGAAAGCAGCGGTATCGGGCAAGAAAGTAGCCGCCAAGAAAGCCGTGGCCAAGCCGGCTGCCAAGAAAGTGGCGGCGAAACCCGTAGCGAAGGCAGCGGCTAAAAAGCCAGTCGCCAAGAAGAAGTAACAAGCTCCGGCGATAAGTAACGGGCGGCCTGCGGGTCGCCCTTCTTGTTTGTAGAGTAGCTTGGCCGACTAGGCTACGTGATAAACCCGTTCGCCCTGGTCTGACTTGCTACTCGTGATGCTCAAGCCGAGTCTCTTCTTAAAGGCCCCGGCAAACGTACCGCGCACCGTGTGGGCCTGCCAGCCGGTTGCCGCCATGATCTGGCTGACAGTGGCTCCTTCCGGTTGCCGCAGCATCTTGATAATGGTGGCCTGCTTTGTGTTCTCCCGGCAATAGGGAACAGTCTCCAACTTGTTCCGTTTGCGGGACATGATGTGGCGTTTGCACCCTACGGCGGCAAAGCCCGCATCGGTGAGGACATAGTGACCGGCCTGAGCAACAACCAGGCTCCGGGCCAGCAGGCCGTCGATCACCTTCTTGCGAGCACCGCCGCGCAAGGCTGGCGGCAGCGGTTCGATGTTGCCGTCCGGGCGGTCGGTGGCAAGCCGCAGGACATCGGTTTGGGTCGGGCTGAGTTTTTGTGTGGCGGACATGATGATCTCCTTCAGTGAGTTGCTTAGCGGGTAGTGGGGGATTGGGTGGATTTTTTGCCCAGGTGAATTTCAGCGGCACGCTCAAAACCAACCCAGACCCCGTTCTCGTCCTGACCGCGTGAGGCCAGTTCTTCGCGGGCCAGTTGGTTGAGGTCGATCTCGCCCCGTGCAGCAGCAGCCAGGACCCTGGTCAGAGCGGTCTGAATGAAACCGAGTTCGTCGATGCCGAAGTTGCCGGTGAGGTAGCTCATTTGGCGCTCCGTGCTGCGGACTCTTGGCCAGCCCGATAGGCAGCTTCCAGTGCTTCTTTGACGTTCCAGACGGCTATCTCGTGAAAATCGAGTCGGTCTGATTTCTGTGTATCGAGGGTCTCGATGCCAAGGACTTTCTGGGCAATGGTGGCAAGGGTCTTCTGGGTCTGGGCGTTCATGTTGTCTCCGTGCGGGGGTAGTTGATGACGAACACATGAACGCTCTATGCCGGCAATGAGTCAAGCAATTGACGCCACTCAATCGAAAGAATCATTTCATGGGACTTTCCATTCGCGCCTATGCCAAACAACGTGGCGTTTCTGAGGCAGCAGTTCGTAAAGCCATCAAGACCGGACGTATCACGCTCAGCGCCGACAAGACCCTCGATCCACGAGTGGCCAACGATCAATGGCTGAAGAACACCGACTCCAGCCAGCAGCGGAGCACTGCCAGCGGCGCGAAATCTGTCAGCGGAACCAGCGAACCGTCTGCAGACCTGATGAAGGGGAGTAGCACGACCTTTGTTCAGGCCCGTACGGCAAACGAGGTGGTTAAAGCACAAACCAACAAGGTACGGCTGGCGAAACTCAAGAGTGAGTTGATCGATCGTGCCCAGGCCTTGGCACTGGTGTTCAAGCTGGCCCGCTCTGAGCGCGATGCCTGGCTTAACTGGCCGGCGCGGGTTTCTGCCGCCATGGCTGTTGCGCTGGGAGTTGATGCACACACCCTGCATGTGCAGCTGGAATCAGCAACACGGCAGCACCTACAAGAACTGGGCGAACTTCGGCTGAAGGTAGATGAGTAATGTTCGATGGCGACCTTGAACTGGAGCAAGCCTGGCGCGACGGCTTGATTCCTGATCCGCTACTTAGTGCCTGACCGGAAACCCCTGTTTTTCAAAAAACACCGCTAGCTGCCGCTTGGTGCCGGCGCGGTAAACTTCCTTTTTCGCACGTGGTCGGAGAGACTTCGCTGCCGTGATGCGGAATGACTCG